AAATGCCAAATCTATTGAACCGAATGCTCCACCCAAAATATCTATCTTAGGCAGTCTGTTTTGTATTTCAGAAGGTAACTTTGGCATAGGTATTGCGGTGTTGTATATAGGAATACCGAAACCCTTTTTCAATTGTTGTATCTTTACATCAAAAGTATAATCAGAAGCATATGCAGGTGTAATTTCATCTCCTTCTTGACCAATGCAATATTCTTGCCACATCTCAAAATACTTTTTGGCACCATAGTTATTTAATACTCTAAAGTTCATGCTAACATCTGCATGGGCAGTGTTATTTGCAACTTTTTGAATTATGCCACCAATTTCTCTTTCGACAGTCATTACTTGTCTGCCTGGTATTTGAACGGAACTTGCCAATAGAGTCAGGTCTGAAACAGATGTATCTATTTCACTTGCCATACCAGAACCAAAAACAGTTGATGGAGATGGTAAGAGAACTTTGAATAAAGTTGGATTTGCAACACCGCCTTTTCTGCTTATCAAACCTTTTAGATTATCTATAGACTGGGTTCTACTTGAACCACCTCCAATTGAAAATAAACTTGGCATTAAATCATACTCCTAGATTGTCCGTATATTGTAGATGTAGATGCCTTTTGGAAATCGGCAGTCGGAAGAAACGTTGCAATTTCCCACTCAGGTGCAGGCACAAGTGCAAGTCTTCCTCTCACGTGTTTAGTTAGATAATGTTTATAACAAGGTTTAAAGTACTTCAACTTTGATGCACTTTTTAGCATGTTATAACTTATTGCAAACTTTGTACTCTCGTCATACTTCTTATTGTTTGTTGTATCCATTAAACCATCCAGAAACTTTGCACGTAATGCAATAGGAAGATAATGTAGATTTAATCCTATAAACCCACCTTCTGCCCCACCTACTGCAATGATGAGAGGAAAAGAGTCATAGTACGGTAGTGTCTTCTTATGTTTTGGATCATAGAAGAACATAAACATTGCACCTGTGGCACTTCGACTTCTTAATTGTATCTCGTCTTCTTGCATCAACTGACTACGATTCACACGCATTGAACGTGCCTTTTTACGGAACCAGTCACGAGATTCTTTTGATCTCGGTGTGATGCCAGCACGAAATGCTTCGTACTCTAGTTTTTGGAATAAGTTACTCATGTCTTTATTTATATTACTTTTTCGGACGTTTTAGAGGTTTTAGTGGTTTGAGTGCTTTGGTAGACTTTGGTTTGATTCCCATGCTCTCTAGTGTATGTTCTGTCCATATTTCAAATGACCAACCCCGATCTTCGGCATAGTTTCTTGCCGCCTTCCACTTGTTGACGTTTTTTATATATGTCAAACCCTCGTTCAAATATTTACGAGAGAATCTACTTGGTTTTACTGGGGGTCTAGTTTGTATGTCTGGTTTGATTTCAATCAGACTGGTCTTACCACCACGGTAAGTAATTTTTAAATCGACAAAGTATCGGTGATATTTTTTGTCTATTTCATATAGATAAGGTACAACAACTTCTTCACTTGACCATTTGATGACCTTACTGGATTCGTCACACCACTTGAAGCAGTGTCGTTCCCACATAGAACGATAGACTACGTTGGTTGGATCACCACCATACTTCTTTGGATTTTTAGGTTTATATTTTCCGCGATACGCCATGATTTCCATTATAAATAGATTCAACGATATTTATAAGAGGTTAACATGCCCCCAAGACATGGTTATTACGAACAAAGATCACCAGTTAGCAAAAGTAGAATACCTGGCAGTGGTAGAAACGAAAGATTGCAATACCCTTTAGAAAATCCAAATGAGTATGGGGCAAGAATTCGTTTTAGTGTCATACCAAACGAGTCGGTATCTATAACAAGTAAAACTGTTGAAGGACTAAAATCAGTAGTGGGTGCTGGAGAAAGTGCAAGAAAATATTTAACCGAAACCTCAACAACTGAAGAAACAGAGGGGCGAGGAGACTTCCGAGAACCTTCTACAGGCAATAGAACTTATCTTGGAAGTCGTTCAGTCAGTAGACAATTGTTTACGTCTGCCAAGGAATGGATAGCACAACAAAAAGCATTCTATGGATCAGTTGGTGAGATACCAGCATTTGATGACACAAACTTGAAAACGACTGATAGAGTTTCTTTATATCTTCCAAGAGCAATTGCCATTCAAGATGGTGTTGAGTACGACACTGGGTTTCAACTTGGAACGATAGGGGGAGTTGCAGAACAAGCACTGTCTTCGGGTGCTAGTGTAATGGGTGCAATCACAGGATCGGCAGTTGGATCTGCTTTAGCAGAAATTGATGCTTTCAGATCTGGAAGTAACATGAGTTCTGGTGTTGCAGACATACTTGCACAAAAAAGAATTGCAAAGATGGGTGCTACTGGTGAAGCAGTTGCAGGTGGTATGCAAGCGGCAAGTAAGGTGACAACAAACCCAAATACTAGAGCAATGTTTAAAGATGTTCGATTGAGAAACTTTTCTTTTGCTTTTAGTTTGATTCCAACAAGTTTCAAGGAAGCAGAGGAAATTGAAAACATTATCAAACTGTTCAGAACAGAATTGTATCCAACAACATTAGCGGCAGGTCAAATTAGAGTTGGTTACAAATTTCCTAATAGATTTAAAATTGATATAGTTAGCACTGATCCTGGTGACATGAACGATTCTCAAAAACCTGTAAAGTTAAAGTTTCTACCAGTTTATATGACTGCATTTAATGCTACATATAATGCTAACTCGCCATTGATGATGCCTGGTGTAAAATTTAACCAAGCAGATATCACAATGTCATTTACAGAAACAAGAGCATTGACTAAATCAGATATTAGAGATGGAGGTTACTGATGTCAAATTTCTTTAGGAACTTTCCATTAGCAGAGTACAAATTTGGCGACGAAGAAACAACTGCTCTTTTTCAAAATATTAGTGCTTATATCAGCGTCATAGATGAACTAAAAGACGACATTTCATTTTATAATCTATATCATATAGGGGAAGGAGAAAGACCAGACGTTGTTTCTCAAATGTTATACAACACTCCAGACTATTATTGGACATTCTATTATCTAAATGATCACGTCAGAGAATCAGGATGGCCCCTTACAGTGCAAGAACTTTATAAAAAGGTACAAAAAGATTATCCACATAGAGTAGTTACAACAAACTCTCCTATGCATGATATACTTTTGCCAGGCACACCAGTCGCAGGCACACAGACTAGTACAACAGGTGTTGTCATAAAAAGAAACCTTGATATGGGGCAACTTATTATATCATCAACTGATAATTTTGCTGATGCCTCTTCCGATTTTGGTTTGAATTTTGAAGAAATAAAAGACAATTCAGACGGTGCGGAAGCAACATCAAAGGTAACTTCAGTGACAGAAGTAGCACAGTACAATGCAATTCATCATTATGAAGATAGTACTGGAGAGTATCAATTTTTTACTCCAAATGCGAACGGTGGTGTAAACCTTACTACTGGTGCAGGATGGTTACCAGTGACATATTGGAATAGATATGAAGCAAAAAATAATGCTCTAAGAGACATAAAAGTTTTAACTCCAGAAGTTGCGGCACAAGTACAATCAGAGTTCAATAAACTTCTACGTCAAGGTTAATTATATGCCAGAACCAATTTCATATCAATCGTCAGTTTATGACTATACTTTAGATTCGTTTATAATACATTCTCATAGACACGCTGATCCTATTGATATAACACAAAATGTTTCTGTCTTTGATATCTTTGAAAGTTTAGAAAGACCATATTTAACTGGTAGTGTTATAATACGTGATGATGTAGAGATGTACGACGGTTTAAAAATAAATGGCACTGAATTATGTGAGGTAGTTTTATCACAACCTTCGGTAGATGCTACTCCTGTTTTTTTAAATTTTATTATTCAATATGTAAAAGGTACAAAAAAAGTCAGTGATACCGTAGAGATGATTGATTTAAAACTAATAGACAAATGTGCTTTCGACAATAACTTAAAACAAATTAGTAAATCTTATCAGGGAACACCGACTGAAATTATAACTAAAATCTGTAGAGATAATCTTGGTCTTGCGGTTGTTCCTCCAGAAGTAAAAGAAGTTCAAGGTCCTATAAAAATTATAGTGCCTTTTCTAAAACCTTTTGAAGCATGTAATATGCTCTTAAATAGAATGTCTACAGTTGATGGTCTACCGTATTTTCTTTTCAAAACAATGAAAGAAGATACATTACAACTCAGATCTTTTGGTGAATTGTATGGAAAAGATCCTTGGACTCAACAACCTTATGTGTTTTCTAATGCAAACAAAGCATCTGCACCACACGAATTATCTCCTAATGCTCTTTTCAATGTTGAGAATTATGGAGCAATTGGAACAGACGGAATCTTCAACCTAATAAAAACAGGTGGTGTTGGTTCTCATTACACAGTTACAGATATGGGTAGTGGTCAATCAGAATCCTTT